CTTCTGTACCTACGGCACTGAGGTATTGCTGTTCAATCTTTATAATGTCTTTGATGTTGCTTTCGGCAGCGTCGCTCAATGCTCCGATTTTTGGAGCTTTGCTTGTACCGATTTCTTGATACAAGCCGTAAAATCCGCCCGGCTTAAATCCTACCTGCAAGTCAGGAATTTTTTGCTTTGAGCGTACCCAATACTGCGTATTTTTCGCTAAGCGCCCCGTCCTGCGTTTTATTTTTTGTCGTGACCGTTTACATACCAGTTTCCCAACATCACGCAGAGCGGCTCTTTCAAGCTCTTTGAGTGTGTACTGAATGCGGTCAACATTGCTGATTATCTCAACGCCGTTTTTTGTGATTTTGACTGCTTTAGGAAGTGACATTGTTTTCACCTACCACATCCGTTAAATACAGCTCTGTACGCTCTGTTCCTTTGATTTGATATGCGCGATAGATTTTGAACTTTTTATTATCGAGGTAACAAAATTCTTCGTTCTGATACTCAAAGGAATTAACTTCAAGCATACATTCAGGTTTTAATCCGTTAGCTTGCGCCTGAAAGAACTCGGATTGTCTGACATATTGCCGCTGAGCATAGACCTTGCGGAGCTTTTCGGACTGAACAATTTCACCGATATCGTTTGTTGTTTCGTTATAGCCCGAAGAAACAAGCAAAATCAAAGTATCTGCATTCATTCTGTTTGTGCTCCTCTCGCCGCCATTGCATCGCGCAATTCTTCGTAATGCCGTGCCCATTCGCTGTCGGCGGTCACCGAAAAATAAGCACGGCAATAGAACTTGATTGCCTGCATAACAAGTGCAGTTGAGTTTTTGTCGTTGACATCAACTCCTGCACCTGCCATGTCACTTTTGGCAGAATCAATGAGGGCAGATATTTCATCATCAAACAGCACCGTATTGATACGGAGCGAAACCTTTACGGCTTCAATTTCATTTGATACTGCCATAATTCAAACCTCTTTTAAGCGCTCTTTTTTACGAGCTTAACAAGGCTGTGAGTATCCACGACCTTACCGTCTGCAAGCATTACGGCTTTAAGGACTGTGTTATCGGTGTCGTCCTCTTCGTACTTCTTGACACTTAAACCCATTACCTCGTTGAAGATGTAATCGTTAAGATTGAACATCATCGCAAAGGTTGTGTTGGCTGAAACCGTGTCAGCGTACGAATCCATATAGCCGTCTGTTGGGATAACAGCACGACCGAAAAGTGAGAGTGACGGCTTGCCGTTAAGTCCTTCGGACATACGAGCGACAGGCTGACCGTTGCTGTCTGTGATGCCCATGAACGCAAAGAATGACTTCTTTGTCATCAGCCATACAGCGTCATCGTATGCAGCAGGAAGAGCCGCCTCAGCAGAGCAAAGTGTTGAATATGTAAGCTTGCCGGTTTTTGCAATTTCAATTGTCTGGCCTTCAGGGGGAGTGCAAGAAAGAATGCCGGTTGGCGAACCTGAACCCGAACCCTTAATGATTGCCATTTCACAAGCCTTAACAACTGCGTTCTTAATCTGGTCGATAAACTGTGATTCAAAAGTGTCAAGCGCCGTTTTGGTCATAAAGAGCGAGAACGCAACCTTGCATTCAAGCTTATAGCCGGCAAAGACAACCTTGTCAGTAGTTACCTGCTGCTGGTCTGAACCCTTTTCCTCATCAACCCAGCTTGCTGTCGGACGGATGTTCTGTGTAGGGATAAGGAGCGCTGTCGGATAAGCCGTCTTGAACACTCTTGCGTAAATTTCGCCGATTTTTTCAAGTTCAACGATTAAACGCTGATACATTGTGGTCGGCACAATAGCCGCCGCAGTGCTTGATGTGGTCTGTGATGCCACATTCATAAACTTCTGTGGCACGGGTACACCGTTCTGAATATAGTTAGCAAATGCTTTTCTGTATTCAAGTGTTGCGTACATGTCCGTTACCTTTTCGTCCTCATCTGTAAGGTCGATGTTTGCCTTGTGATTCTCGAATGGTGCAGGCATTTTGATTCCCTCCTCTGCGTTTTTGTTTGCCTTTCCTACGGCAGAATTTTCAAAGTCACTGTCGAGCTTATCAATCTGCTGTGTAATCTCTTTCGCCTCGGCGAGCTTGTTTTCTGCAATGAGCTTTTTTGCCTTGTCATAAAGAGCATTTCTCTTGTCGAGATATTCCTGTTTGTTCATTCTTCTTCAACTTCCTTTCGTTTGAGCAATTCAAGTTTTGCTGTAAGCTGTGTTTTTTCGTCCCTCATCTGTTTGATGATTGTATCAGGGATAAGGCCGCTAAGACTTGCCGCAAGTTTAACCTCTTTTGGCTTTTCGGCGTATTCCGTGACCTTGTCAATAAAGCCTTTTTTAACTGCCTCATCAGCAGTGAACCAAGTTTCCTTGTCCATAAGTCCAATAAGCTCGTCCTCGCTCATACCCGTTTTAAGTCGGTAAGCTGTTGCAACGGCTTTACTTGCTTTAAGCAACACGCCTGATTCGTGTGCCATGTCATTGTAATCGCCTGCGGCATAGCTTGAAACATTATGAATCATAAGCATACCTGTCGGCACAATTTCAGATGTGCACGCACAAGCGATGTATGAAGCGGCAGAGGCGGCAAAAATGACCTTGATTGTAGCCTTGCTTTCGGCGAGCATATCGTAAATTTCGGAGGCGGCAAAGATGTCACCACCTGATGAATTGATAACAACCTGTATACTCTCATCATCCGCCACTTCGTCAAGCTGTGACCGAATATCGGCAGGGCAACAGGAGGCTACTCCAAACCAGTTATAAATCCACTTATCATCATTCGTAATGATAGGACCTTTAATTTCAATTGTTTTCGGCATCATTTTCACCTCCTTCGTCAACTGCAACTGTATCTAATCTTCTGAGCGGAGTATCACCGCCCGGAACAGGAGCAAGACCGAGTGATTCTCGCCATTCATTCGGGAGCATTGCTCCACGGTCTACCATTCCGGCGAAATTCAGTTTTGTTTTAAGACTTGCAGATTGTAGATTGAACGAACCGACTGCTATGTAATTTCCACAACTACGCTGACGGCGAGTGAATAGTTTCCGCGTCAGCTCATTTTTCAACTGAATAATCTTCGGTGAAATCACCGCCTCAAAGTAAGCGTTTTCTTCATCTTCGTTCGCTGTCGATGTGATAATTTTCACATTAGTGTTAAAAAGCTCAAGGATTCTGTTTTTTGTTCTATCCATTTGCAAAGCATTTGGAACATAGTCATTCGGGGTTATCTGATTTGCGTCAACTTTTGCGTCAACTGCCGCAACACCCACGGAACTGTTGCTGATGTTAAGGTAGTTATCAGCAAACGCTTTTGCATTCTTCTTCAAGTCCTCAGGGCGCAAAGATGAAGTATATTTTAGCAACCATTTAATTACGCTTGAATTTCGGATAGCGCTAATAATGCCACTGTCAGTCGTTTCAACAATTTCAAGCAGAGGAGCAAGAGCTTTGAATTTACCACTGCCAAATATATCGTTTTCGGCGAAGTCATCACGCAAATGTATGACATCTTCGGAGGCAAAGCGGTAGGTCTTACCGTTTGCAAGGATAAATTCATAAACAAGGTTGCCGTTAGTGTCGTACAAGTCCGTAGCTGATTTAGCCGGTATGAAATACAATTCCGTAGGCAAGCCGTTTGTGTCTCTAATGATGAGCCAAAAAGCATTACCCGATAACGATAGCTGTGTGCTTGTCCTATACAAAAGCATATCCATTGTTGTGTACGGGTTTGGTTCTTCAAGCAAGAACTTGACGTAAGGTTCGGGATTGATTAAGAGGTCTTTTCTGCCGTCAACGATTGTTTCTCTTATGTGTTTAATGGACAACTTCGAGAATCTAAGAGCCTGTGCATTAACGCAAGCTCGGACGGTGTCGGAATCATATGCTCTGTTGCCCCACAAAAAGAAATTTGAATTATTCTGTGTGACAAGTTCAACCCTTGAAAAATTCTTTGTCTTTCTGACATTGCGAACAGAATTTAAAAAGTTCTTAAATTTTCCCATTCTCTCACCTCCTAAACAATGCTTAGGTATTCATCTTCGTACTCAAAATATATCGTGTAAGCGTCAAGCAAAGCCGCAGTACCGTCAATTCGTCTCGTTGACTTTGAGGTCTTAATCGGCTGTATATTACCGTTTCTGTCCTCATCTATTGCGGTATTTGCAAGACACCATTTATCTATCGGGTTGTTGTTGTAGATTATTCTTTTCTTTACAAGGTCTGCTTTAAGGGCTTTCATCGGGGCAGACAGTGTTTTCTTGCCCTGATGTACCGCTTCCATAACGGTAGGACCGAAAGCGTCAATCATCTGATTAACCCACATCTGAGCTGACCAAGCGTCATAGCCCTCTTTCCATAAGTAAATGTCGTATTCGTCTTGCAGCTCTTGATACCATGCTGTAACAACACTTGCATCAATCTTGTTTCCGGGGCAGGTACGCATAAAGCCCTGTTCTATCCACTTGTCATACGGGATCTTATCCTCGGTTACTTTTTTCTCCACAAGGTCTGCCGGTATCCAGTACATGGACAATACATAAATATTTTCATTGTCAGGCACTCGAAACAACATCTTGGCCGCTGTAAGGTCGGTCGTGCTTGATAAATCTGCTCCGCCTATGCCATAGGTTGGGCGGAGTTCCTTAACATCAAATTTTGTTTCGTTGTTAAGCTCCTCGAAATTGAGCCACGATTCAGTTGATGTTTCGGCTATGTTAAATTCTTTGCATACAAGGTTGCGTACGAGCGACGGATTCGCCTGCGCTTTCTTGACTTTGCTTGCAAGAGCATTTCGGTTTTTAATCGTGCCGAGCCCCGGGTTTGCCTTTTCCCAGCAATCGGGTTTTTCCCATTCTTCACGCTTGTCAAGTTCGTAGATAATGTAAAGGCTGTGTTCGTCTTTGTAACCTACATCATCAAACAAGCCATTCGTAGTACGAACGGCGTCGTCATAGATTTCGTCGTAGATGTCCTCTCTGATTTTTCCGGCTGTTGTTGTCACAAGGATAAGCGGTTGGTCTCGTCCGATCGTGCCGTCAGCCATAATGTCATACAACTGTCTGCCGTTCTTCCATTGATGAACTTCGTCCATAAGGCAACAATGCACATTCAAACCGTCGAGTGTATCTGAATCGGAAGCAAGCGGTTTAAATACTCCGCAGTTGTAATCTTCTGAACTCAATTCATTCAGCAGTGGTTTAATTCGCTTCAATAAAGTTTCACTCTTGCGAACCATTCGTTTTGCTTCCTGCCAAATGATTTTAGCTTGGTCACGCTTTGTAGCAACTGCGTACACTTCGGGACCGGGTTCACCGTCGCCGATGAGCATATACAAGCCAATCGCAGAGGCAAGTAACGACTTACCGTTCTTTTTTCCGATAATTAACACAGATAGGTTGTACTGCCTGATGCCGTCATCGTCTACAAAGCCAAAAGTCGCCGCAAGCCACGCTTTTTCCCACAGTTCAAGCTTCACAAGCTGACCGCCCATTTTGCCTTTACTGTGTCGGCAGTAGTTTTCGATAAATTCAATGATGTGATTTCCTCGCTTGGCTTCATAGTGGTAGCCGTCCGTCGGATTAATCACCTTATCACTTAAATGTTTGTACCACTTGCGTATTTTGTCGCAAACAGTAACCTTGCCGTTCTTTATCTGCTCGTAATATTCAAGTATCGGATTATAGCTTAATGGATAGCGTTTCAAAGCTTGTCACGCCCTTCAACGAAATCGTCAAAGCCGTCTGTTGTCACAGTCTTCGCCTCGGTCACTTTCGGAAGCATATCGTTGAGCTGTTTAATGTATTTGAGATAGTTTCCGAGCATTGTATTATACAAATCTGCCTCAGGTCTTTTGCGCGAGTACGGCTCTTGTGTTTCCGACTGCGAAAATAATTCAGTCAAGCCATAAATTGCAATGTCTTGTTGCAGTTCTTTAAGTCTGATTCGAGTGAACGCCGCATTTTCAATCAAGCCAACAGCGAGGTCTTTTCTTTTAACCTCTATGTCCTTGTAGATTTCCGTTAATCGCTTTATCTCACGCTTAATCGCTCTTTGTTCCTTCTGTTCGTCAGTCATTTCAAGTCACCGTCCTTTCACACAAGATTTTAGGGGGAGGGGGGGCTATATGTAAGGCGCGCGAAAAATCTAACTGCCCCCCTCGGTCCTTCAATTACCGATTTCCGATTTTTCACCGGGGGGGATAATCGGTCGGAGCATTCCGCTCTCGTCAAAAAAATATTTTTTCGGTTCGCAACCACCTATCCCGTGCCCCGGCAAATCATCGTGACATTTTTTGCACAAATATAATAAATTGTCGTAATTGAGAGTAACATCAGGGTTGTTTATGTTGCCCTCGTTAATCATGATCTTATGATGTACGATAAAGCCGTGTCGCTCTTTACATAGCTGACACAATCCGCCGTCAACAAGCATTCGCTCTGCGATAAAACTTTGTCGGCAGTCCTGCCATTTTTTAGATTTATAAAATCCTATGGCAAATGCCTTAGCCATACCGTACACCACCAAATAAAAAATGGACTTACAACACAGATAGTCCGTCTGCATTATAAGTCCATTGTATATTTTTTCTCGTTGCATTATTGGTGCAATTTAATTATTGTTTGTTATCTTTCGTCTGTTTTAGCTAGCCCCAATAAATAATCAGTAGTAACATTCAGAGCAATTGACAACCTTCGTATATTGTTCGTCGTCGGCGCTATTTCGGCAGTTAGGTATCTACAAATCTGACTGCGTTGAACTCCCGATTTCCTTGCTAACTTTGTCGGGCCGATATCTCTCAGCTTCATAGCCTTTTCAAGTTGCGTTGAAAAATCAACATCAACCCTGTGTATTTTGTCCACTAATTCGTTGCCCCCCTTTAAAATCTTTAGCTTTATACACTTTACAAAATCTTCCTTTTGAATCAAATGTGGTTTTGTTTTTCGCAAGGCAGTAATAAGATGGTAAAGCTTGAAAAAATTTATTATTTTTTTCGTAATACACGCAGGTCGCACAACGCTTGTGCTTTTGTCTGTATTCATCAGGTGTCATTACTGTCCACCTCACTTTCAAGCCAATGTTTCGTGCAGTCAATGCAACTGCCATTGAATCGCTTTTCCATAGGACAACCGAAATATGGAGTGCCATACGGGCAGTCGAAAAAACTCATACAACTCCGAGCCATTTCATCAATTGACATCTGTTTAATTTTTTCAAAGTTAGTCATTTACTCTCACTCTCTAAATCCATTTTGCACCCGCAATAAGGGCAGTATGGATACAAATCAATGTCCTCGTAAAAAGTGAGAAAGTTGCCACACTCAGAACATAAATAATTTGCATAACCGACACCCTCGCTGTCATATTCCCAACTTCCGTGCTTAATCTCTTGCATATCACACACGGTTGCTTCGTTGGGTTTACTTCCGTCAACTTCGATAATATGCTTAACTGTTTCGGCATTTCGTTTTGAATTAAAGTATATCGTGTTTACACTACCGTCTGCGAACGGTATATCCAAAGCATAATCACCGGATACCTCACGGATTTTTAATTCTTTTTCAATCATTGTTTTCGTCTCCTTCAAAATTAACAACTTTTCCATTGTCGGTGTAATCTCGTTTGTCAAATTCAAGTTTCAACTTGTCGATAACCACACGGTCGATATGTTCCCAAAAAACTTCGTCAGTGTCGGAGTGTTCAATTATCTCGGTCATAGACTTTAGTGCCTTTGCACATCTGTCACGACCAAATCCGAAATCCTTATGCAAAGCATACAGCATTGTTTTAAATACTCTGCGTGTGATGTCCTTGTTTTCTTTTTCTCGGATCTGCTCGTATGCGTTTTTGGCAATCCGTTCAGCTTCCTGTTTGAGCTGTTTCGGGATTTTAGGCGGTATTCTCGCTTTCATCGTTTGCTCTCCTTTCGTCAATCTTATCAAGTGCAGTTACAATCAACGAGCTTTTGGCTTTGGTGTCCATAAGCTCTGCCTGATAGTGTAAAACCGACCCGTTGTATTCCGTCTGATGATACAGCCTTTCAGAATGTATTCTGCTCCATTGTACAGCACGGTTCTTTCAAGGTTGCGTTTAACTTCCGAGATATTCACAGTTCTTCCACCTTGATGTAAATACCCGAAACCTCTGCCCAAAACTTTTCACATATCTCACTTGCAACAAGTGCGTCATCAGACCAAAAGCCGATAGCGGTCATACAGTCTTTTAGCATTTTTTGCAGATTGTCCGTGTCAGGTTTTGTTATACGATATTCGCCGTCCTGATGTTTACCACGAGGAAAGCACCACTTTGTTATCAACCTGACACCTGACTTGTACGGTTCTGACGGTTTAAATTTTGCTAAATGTGATGTGAGCTTTTCTCTTGCCTGTTTCACCTCGGGCGGATTGTAAAAAACAGGTTTGCCGTTTTTTACCATAACCTTATGTTCCTGTGCAGTTACGGTCGGCGGTATCATCGCCATAAAAAATTCCATTTTTAATATTTCACTCCTTTAAAGCATTAAAACTACTTTTGATTTTTGAATTTTGCTTTTAGTCACAGGTCAGGGGAAGGAGTTGTTGTGCGTAAGCTTCGCACAACTACTTCACCCCTGTGACCTTTAGGGAACGGACACCGTTTATATATACGGTAGTATATATACTTTTTCTTTCCCTCGGAAAATCTCGAGAAAAAAGTCATTTTCCGTCATTTTTAGAAAAGGAAAATCTCGGGAAATTTTCCTTATTTTCCTTCACGGAAAGGGAAATTCTCGATAAAATTTTCCTTCCAAATTTGACGGAAAGGGAAAATTTATTCGACTTTTTCCTTTTCCTTCAATCCTGTTTTACCGCCGTCAATCCAAAAGCCGCCATGTTCTTTTATGTAATTTCGGATTGTTTTTTCGCCGACACCAAGATATGTAGCCATGTCATTTATATCTGCCTGACCGTTATTCTCTTCTGCCGTAAAGGCTGTCATAAGAGATTCCATGCGTCCTTTTTTGTTTTCCGATTTAGTATTTTTCTTACTGAAATTCTTCTTGTAAGGCGGGTTAAAATCGCCCTCAAAATTACAGTCTTTCAACACGCCTGTTGTATCTAATTTGTGTATCGGATAATCAAACCAAAGGTTAAGTGCATCAAATGCTGGAAACTCTCGCAGAGTACCCTCTATTCTCCACGCTGACATCCCTTTTACGGTTTTTTCGGCACGGGCAACATCTGACATCATCAGCTTAAAAGACTGTTCAGGAAGCGTTTTGCGTGCGATGTCAATCATATTATTTGCCATTACCAAATCGTCCTGCGAACACACTTCGCTGATTTTGTTGAAGCGACCTATCCAGTCTTTGCAGATTTTACAGGTTCTTTCATCCTTTTGCTGCTTCATCAAATCTTCGCTGATTTCAAGCCTTGTAAGGTCAAGGAGTGCATCGGGGTCACGAGCGAAAACACCCGAACCCGAAACTCTGTCCATTGACTTTTTACCGCCCTGAGCACCTTTTGAATGGTGGTGACAGTAGATTACCGCACATCCGATTTCTGTACATACCTTGTCAAACTGGTTGCAGAAATGTGCCATTTGATCCGCACTGTTCTCATCACCTGTAATAACCTTGTATATCGGGTCAATCACAACAGCTATAAAGTTGCCTTTTAAAGCTCTGCGTATGAGCATAGGCGCTAACTTATCCATAGGCACGGACTTGCCACGCAAATTCCAAATATCAATTCTGTTTAAGTTTTTGGGTTCAAGTCCAAGTGCTTCGTATACGTCCTTGAATCTGTGAAAACAGGACGCACGGTCAAGCTCAAGATTCACATACAAGACATTGCCCTGCGCACACTTAAAGCCGAACCATTCTGTTCCCTCGGCAATTGCAATACACAATTCGATAAGACCAAATGACTTACCTGCTTTTGAGGGTCCGCCGAGGAGCATTTTATGTCCCTGTCGCAATACTCCCTCAATCAGAGGCGGAGCAAGTTCGGGAGGATTTTCAAAAAAATCTGCAAGGTTGTCAAGATCGGGCAAGTCATCGTTAATGCTCTCCACCCAGTCTTTCCACTCGGCAAAGTCTGATTTACCGATGTTTGTGTCAATGATAAACTGCTTTTTGCCGTTGCGGATAACACCGGGCATACGGCTCAATCTTGACGGATTGCGGTTCTGCTTGTCGATTTCAAAGCCGTTTTTATGGCATACATTGTAGAGATAATCAACCCTTTTGCGGTATTCGTCATAGTTTGCGGCATCAATCTTAACGATAGCGTGGACTGATTTTCCGCCCGAATAAACAAGCACCGCAACAGGCAGCTCAAGCTCTCTGATGATTGCATTTTGTTCTTCAAGAGCCATACAATCAGATTCCACCAGAGCGTAACGATAATCGGTTACATTCTCGTTTTTAACACCCTTACCGTCCAATGGATTAAACCTTATCCACGCTCCTGCCTCGGGTTTGTAATCGCCGAATACATTTGAAATATCACCGTCACAATTGTTGAGGGCGGCGATAAGCTCACCTGCCGTACGGTCACAACTGCCCTTTGTAGGCAGATATTTAACCTTGCCGTTATCGTTCTTCTCCCAAGTTTCGGTTACATAGCCAACATTTTCGGAGCTGTCAAAGAGGGTTTCAAGGTAGGTTACAATTTCATTCACAGGATTCCAGTTTGCAGGCTCGTGAAACTTTACACCCTCACAGGCTGTTACTCCGATATCACCCTGCTCAAAAGCAATTTCGTCATTCCAGCCGAGTTCTTTCGATTCACGAAAAGTCATCCCCCTGTCTTTAGCCATTTGGATTATCGTGCCTGCTGTGACAGGTGAAGCAGAGCCGTTAAAGCTCTGCCATTTCTTTTCGCACTCACCGTTGTGATAGCGGTTGTCTGCTCTGCTCCAATCGTCCCAGTCCTTTACGCTGTATCCCTCTTGTTTGAGTGCCATTCCGACATTTACCCAGTCTTGGTAGTCGAGCTCGGACGGACTGATGTATTCAAGTGCATTAAGTAAGTCCAACCGTATTCACCTCGCTTTGCGGTACATATGTTTTCGGGTTAATGCTTTTCGGAGTTCTCCAACCGTTTGCGGCAATCCTTGAAATCAAGGCTGACGCTTCGTCAAACTGCCATTTGCCCACGTGCTGAAAACCTCTGCTTTCAAGCATACGGATTTGTTTAGGTGTGGTTAAGCCCTCAATTCTTCGCTTTTCGAGCCTGTCAAGAATAAGTTTTGCTTTGCCGGCACTCTGAATTTCATCGGGGAATATTCCGAGCTTTTCAAGCTTTGCTTTCTGTTTGTCTGTAGGCGGAGAACACTCCCAGCCGAATGCCGGAACATATCCTGCAAGGTCCTGCGCCTGAATTGACATTTCGTACTGCAACGGATCTACAAGTTTGCGTTTGCGTGTTCGCATTTCCGCAAGCTGATTTGCAAGCGCTTCTTCACGCTGAGCCACAACATCTTCGCTTGCTTTTTCCTCTGCTTCTTCAATATCAATCGGACATCCTGCCTGTTCCGATAAGTTTTCGGTCATTTTTTGTGCGACTTCTTCATTGTCGCAAATGAGATGTGCAGGTCTGCAAAGTTCGTGCCTTTTGGTGTGCCACAAAAAGTCGAGCAACAAAAGCTCCGTCTTGTTTGGAGCAAGTCTTGTACCTCTGCCGACCATTTGGCAGTAAAGTCCACGCACCTTTGTAGGTCTTAACACGACTACGCAGTCAACACTTGGGCAGTCCCAACCCTCGGTTAAAAGCATTGAGTTACACAAGACATTGTATTTATCGTTTTCAAAGTCCTGCAATATTTCTGTTCTGTTATCACTGTTACCGTTTACCTCTGCCGCTTTAAAGCCTTTTTCGTTCAAAATGTCTTTAAATTTCTGCGATGTTTTTACAAGTGGTAAAAACACAACAGTTTTACGGTCCTTACAGTATTTTTTCATTTCTTCGGCAATCTGATAAAGATACGGATCAAGTGCCGTGTCAATGTCGCTTGCTTTAAAATCTCCTGCCTGTGTGGCAACTCCCGAAAGGTCAAGTGTAAGCGGTATTGTCACAGCTTTAATCGGTGACAGATACCCCTCTTTGATAGCCTTAGGGAGTGTGTATTCATACGCAAGCGAATCAAATACTGCTCCTAAATTTTTCATATCTCCTCGGTCGGGTGTTGCGGTAACACCCAACACTTTTGCATTGTCAAAATGCTCAAGCACACGCTGATAGCTGTCGCTGATTGAGTGATGTGCTTCATCAATAATGATTGTGTCGAAATAATCGCTGTCAAAGTTTGACAGTCTTTTCTCACGCATAAGCGTCTGTACAGAGCCTACAACAACCCTGTTCCACGAACCTATGCAACTTTGCTCGGCTTTTTCAACCGACGAATTAAGTCCTGTTGCTTTTTGGATTTTGTCCGCCGCTTGGTCGAGCAATTCTCCACGGTGGGCAAGTATCAGCACCCTGTCACCTCGACGGACACATTCTTCGGTGATTTTTGCAAAAACTATCGTCTTGCCACAGCCTGTAGGCAAGACAAGTAATGTTTTTAAATTGCCGCTTTCCCACTCGGAGAAAACGGCATTCTTCGCTTCATTCTGATACGGTCGTAACTGCATTAAAAGCTACCCGGTGTCCAGTTATTCGGCATCGCAGTATTTGGCGTTGCAGGCTGTGTGTTATACTGTGGCGGATATGTAGGCTGTACATACTGCTGAGGTGCAGGCTGTGCTACGGCAGGAGATACCGTTGTCACCTGCTCATCGTAGGCATAAAAATACTTGATGTCATTTGTTACGCCCTCTGTACCGTCATTCTTGACATATTTGCGTATGATAACCTGACATTTACCTTTCTTGCCGATAATGCCTGTCCAGTCCATACGGAGCGGTTCGCCGTGCTTTTTCATTGACACGGACAAAAAGAGCTGTGACAGCTTCCATTCAAGCGAGGAGTGCAGTACGAAATTAACTGTAATTTCTCGCTTGTCATCTGCTCCCCACACATCAAAAGTCACCTTTGCCATATTGCACGGCGGCAGTTTGCCTTTACCCTGTGAGCGAGCACGCTCAACCTTTGCTACTGTAAAATCATAATCACCCTCGGGGAGCGGTTCATAATTTCCGCCCTCTTCGGTTATTTCGTCGTTCCAACCAAATTCTCTATCCATTTATACATCTTCCTTTCTTATTAAAACGGTAAGTCACGGTTGCTCTGTATCACTTCAAACACCTTATTCCACGCTCCCACAAGGCAACCGTTAATAAATCGTGGGTCATAGTTTGTAATCGGTGTATCGTAAGGGTAGTGTCCCTGTGTAAACACCGCCTGTCTGATTTCGCTTTCGTCAACTCCGTTAGCCCTCATAAGGTCGGCAAGTGCTTTTGGTATGCCCTCAGGAATATTGACAGACTTGTCATTCTGTGGCATAGGTGAAGGTGGTACAGGCTCGGGAGCTTTTTCAATCTGCGTAGGTTGTGGCACAGGCTGTGTCACAGGCTCTGCCTTAGGTGGCTGAAGTATCGGATTCTGCGGAGCAGAAGCGTTATTTGCAGGTGCGACATCATTAAAAATATAGGCAATGCCTGCATAGCTAAAGTCCATTTCTTCGGGCAGTCCGTGACGGTTCTTTGCGTCCCAACAAGGGTGATGAAGCGTGTACATCACTCTCCCTCCGCCCTGTGCCTTGTACTTTCTGCCGTCTTTGTCGGTCGCTACCGCTACTGTTTTATAATTTGCGAAAAGCACCATATCCGCCCATTCTTTTACAAGCGGAGAAATCTGTGAAGCAGTCTTTTTGCCGAGTTTTAGCTCCCAACGGTCATATTCACCGATTTCGTCAGGCTGTGAAAACTTGCGGAGCTGTGCGTGTGCGGTGAGCACAACATTGATACCTCTGTCAATCAAATCTTCAAGGCTGTTCAAAAATCTGCCGAACTCCTCTTTTTCATAAACATAGCCGTTTCCGTAGCCGAAATCTTCAATACCTTTCTTACCATATTTTGAGCAAATATCATCAATGCAAAGCTGTTCTGCCCAGTCGATTGTATCAATAACAACCGTCTTGCATACAGTCGGATTGCTTTTGATATATTCAAGCTGACTCTTGAGCATCGTCCACGATGTCGGCTTATCCATTCTTGCAACATCAAGGTTTTTTGTACTACCCTCAGTGTCGATAAACAGAGGATTCGGAAACTGCGAAGCAAAAGTTGACTTGCCGATACCCTCGGGACCGTAAATTACAACCTTTTGAGCCGACTTGATTTTACCTTTCGTGATGTTCATTATCTCACCCCCTGTACATCTGAAAAATTGATTTTATTGCCGTCAACATCAATGACAACATAGTCGATTGCGTAGTTGAGCAGTTCGTTTGTCAAATCCTGTATTGACTTGCCTGTCATACCTGCAATCAAAACAATTCTTGAATAGTTTTCAGGCATAATCTTGACCTTGGTATAACCGCAGGCAAGCTCTCTGTGCGGATTGCATTTGATTACACATTCATTTGTATTTGTTTTTGCTGTTGTTTTAGCTGTAGTTCTTGTAGCCATAATTAAAACTCTCCTTCTGTCCAAGTCGGTGTTGTAACAGGTGTGGTTGTTTCGGACTTAATATAGCCGTCCTCGATGATTATTGAACATTCATCGCCGTTTGAAACTCTTGTTGCAATAGCCTGCAATCCCTCTGATTCAAGCCATTTTGCAAAATCTTTGAGTGTGTCGGTATCCATTTGTTCGAGCTTGTCAAGCAGGACAAATCCGCATTCAGGATTGAGCTTGCGAACAATTGCCGTAGCGACACGAAGCTGTTCCGAGCCGCTCATGTTGTCCCACTTAAAACCGTTATATGTAAGCTCGCCCTTTTCAACCGATAAGCCGTCAAGGGGCAAATTTGCGTTGTTGAGCAAGTCATATTTTGTTTTGCGGATTTCTTCAAGCTGTGCCGTCATATCGGCATACTTGCGGTAATATTCCTTTGCGTCCTCATCAGCTTTCGCCTTATCAAGGTTTGCTCTGACTTTGCGGTTAATTTCGTCAATCTCGGTAATGTTTCTTTCAAGCTCTGCCGTGCTTTCATCGTGCAGTTCGGCAACGGTCTTTCTGCTCTGTTCAAGCTGTGCAAGCACTTTTGTAAGTTCGGAATTGTATTTTCTCAAATCCTCGTTAAGCCTGTTGATTTCGCTCTGCAAATTGTTGGCACGGCTTTCAAGGTTATCTTTTTCTGCTCTCAGGCGGTTATTTTCACCGTTGCGTGCAAGAATTTCCTGCTGTTTATTGATAAGTTCAGAGGCTGATACAGGTTCATTCGGCACGCCTTCGTATTCGGGCATTTCGGCGGCAAACTTTTTCTTTTGGTCTGCAATCTGACCGATAGCACGGCGCTCGTTATACACCTGTGTTTCCTGCGTTTCAAGCTCGTAAACTCTGTTGCCTACACCGATAATCTGCAGGAGCGTGTCAGCCTTTTCCTTGCCGGTTGCATTCATAAATTTCGGCAGGTCAAGAGCAAAGTTACTGACAAATGCGTCAAGCAAAGCCTGTCCGCCTTTGTTGCCTGCGATGTCAATTACTTTAAGACTGCTGTTCTTACCGCTACGCTCCACAACAATACCGTTTGAGAGCTTGATTTTTAGGTGTGGCGGAATTGTCGAACCCTCACGGTACGGAGCAGACGGAGCAAAACGATTACCGCCGAGAGCCCACGCAATTGCGTCAAGAACAGATGTCTTGCCCTGTCCGTTTTTACCGCCTAACACGGTAAGTCCGTTTTCGGTCGGTTCATAAGCAACCGCCTTTACTCTTTTTACATTTTCGATTTCAAAAGCTGATATTTTTACTGACATATTAAAGTCCTCCTTGACAATTCGCTTAAAATTGTCTATCATTTAATTAAGGTATTTTTCTTTGTCCGTTGAGGCTTTGCAGAGCTTCAGCGGATTTTTCTTTGTTATGTAAGGATATTTCATCGATTATGCTGACAATTAACTCTTTTTCTTCGCCAGAAAGTTCATAGCGAAGTTTTCGGGACATCGTTGCATCTGAAATTCCTAATTTATCGGCAATCTCCCAAAGATATACATTTTTTGATCTGGCATAACTCTTAATTTCAATATTTCTTGATGTTTTAAGATTTCGTTTTTTTGTTTTAGGTTTTTTTGTTTCAGCAATGTAATTGGTATTTAATGAACACTTTTTACATTTTAAGCAATTCTCGCCATTAACAAAATAACCGTCACATCTGTCATCCGTTTGCTTTGGTTGTGTAACAGCAACTTTAATAAGATGACAATTTTCAAGAGTTCTTCTTGTTCTCACTTTCATTTCACCTCCGTTACTCCCACACATTCAAAACCGAAGGATTCGGATTCTGATGATTCATAGGCTTTGAGCTTGCGTTTTAGCTCTCGGTTTTCGTGCTTGTAACCGCTTGACGCTGTTTTTTCAAGTGCAAGGTCTGTTCTTGCGTTTCTCAGTTCAATGCTGAGATGTCTGTTCTCTGCTCTGAGGTTTTCCACATCTTTGAGCAGTTTTCTGCGTGTCGGATAGTTTCTTAACCACATTGTTAATGCTCCTTTATGTATTGTCTGATTTCTTCCTTATCAAATCGCCAAAGCTTTCCAATTTTGTGGGCAGGGAGAACGCCCTTTTGTGCAAGCCGTGTTGTGTAATCAACATTAAGTGCAAGCAACCGTGCCACATACGGCACATCAATTATCACAGGCACTTCATCCCAGTTGACTATTGGTCTTTCTCTCGGCATTTTCAGTCCTCCTTTTTTAACATTTCGTTAAGCTGTTTTTGTGTGTTCAGAAAAATCAAGCCGCCGAACCGAATAAATCTTCGATAGATAAATCAGTTTGTAAAACCGACTTTAATCGGTAACAATTAACACAATTGCAGGTCCTTCGATTTCAATTTTTGATTTGGCGTATGGTTCTGCAATTTTTATTTCAACACCCTCTCGACTTCCTAATTCCTCTGCCAACTGAGCGGTAGGGATTTTTTTAAATTCATTCATCTTCTTCACCTCAAATCTATATTGATCGTACAAGTGCCGATTTTTTCAAAGTTTGTCATTATCAGACCTCTTGTTCCATTCATCTTCTACATCGTTTAAATTTCTTCCTGTCGGATAGCTATTCACAGGGACAGGACAATCAGGGTTATTACATTTAACCATATACATTATTCCGCCACTGCTCCAATGTTCAATTATCGGTTTCCGACCACAAACCGGACACGGCTTTAAATCCATTTTTATCATTCCTTTCTGAGATAATAAGGCGGCAATGTTCAATGCAATTGAACCTCTAAATTAAAAAAATATTCTGGTATGTTTGCATTGTCAATTTGCAAAATCGTACACGCTTTACAAATTTCACTCTGCTTCCATTGTACTTTGCCGTTCATTTTTAAAGATATACTACGTTCTGACAGCCCCATTTCTTTTGCAAAGTTCATGCGTGTACGGCACTTTTCTTTAACTAATCCCTCTAACTTACTGTAATCAAATGGCATTAAATCACCTCCTTGGAGTTCAATATCTTTGAACAATTACAATTTAACACATTATATTTTGCTTGTCAATACTAAAATTCAAAAAAATTGAACTTTTTTTCATTAAACTATTGAACTTTTGTTCAAGTTGTGTTACAATTCAAACAAAGAGAGGCGATACAGTTGAAAAAATACAGTACCTCGTACCGATTAAAGCAAATAATGTCAGAAAGAAATCTGAAGCAAATTGATATTCTAAATATGGCAAAGCCTTTTTGCGAAGCATACGGTGTTAAATTAAACAAAAACGATTTAAGTCAGTATGTTAGTGGAAAAGTTGAACCCGGACAAAATAAATTGTTTATTCTTGGTCTTGCATTAAATGTAAATGAAGCTTGGCTAATGGGTTTTGATATATCGCCTAATAGATCAAAAATTGAAGAACATAACGATTTCTCTCTAAGTGCTCACGAAAAGAAAGTTATGATTGCTTATCGTAATAAAGTTGATATGCAACCTGCGGTTGATAAATTGCTTGGTGTGGAAGATGAAATTTTGATACCAACGGTTAAAGCCGCACGAAGTGACGGCAACAATCAACCTATTGAAATAGTTAATCTTCCTGATCTCAGTAAGTTTGAGCCTGACGATACAGACTTATAAGCATTACATAATAAAAAACACCTCATAGGTTACAATACCTACGAGGTGGTAAAACTTGAATTATGGTAAATACAAACAGGCACGCAATGCCTCTTGGCAATGTTTGATTGATTATAATATAGATAGCCTACCTGTTAAGGTAAGCCGAATAGCTAATCAAACCGACATTGTTTTATTAAAAAATTCGGCGGTCAATCTGCTACACCAAAATGAGAGTGGAATAACTTTGATGCAAGATGATAAGTTGTACATCGTCTATGCTGATGAGCAATCCCCTCAGCGATGTAGATTTACAATTGCGCATGAACTCGGTCATATATTTTTAGGTCACTTGTTTAAGGAAAACGGCAACGGATTTGCAACAACCGACGATGCCGAACATTCAGCAAATGTATTTGCTCGAGATTTGTTGGCTCCGGCTTGCGTACTCCATGAGCTACACGCAACAAATGCCGCTGCAATTGCAAATTTATGTGACATTAGCTTTGAGGCGGCAACCTACAGGGCTGAACGAATGGCAGAGCTCGAACGCAGAAACGCCTTTTATCTGCACCCTCTTGAAAGACAGGTGAAAGAACAATTTGCAGATTTTATCAACAAAAAGAAAAACCCCCCACAGCGGCAACTGTGAGCGGTCAAAATAAGGATTAGAGAAGTAGGAACTCCTCGAATATTATTATATAATATTTGACATTATGTGTCAATGAGGAGGTTATTATGGGATTATTATCAAAATTATTTAAAAAGCCAAAATCAGAGGTAAAAACTCCTGCGATGCAACCGGAATCGGGCAAGTCGCACACGAAAGTTTTTAAAGTTGCAGGTGTTACCTTTCAGGGCAGGCAGAAGTTACTTAAACAACTCAAAACCGACAAAAAAGCAGGCAAAGTGCTTAATGTGCAGTTACAGGAATACGATTATAAAGGCGAGCCTGCAATCAAGGTGCTTGTCAACGGTTTAGATGTCGGCAATCTCCATATAGAAGATGTAGCTTTTGTTAAAAAAAATCAAGAGCGAATTCTTGGCATTAACGATTTTACAATTGGTGAACATTACGATGAGAACGATAAAGTAAGTTATAATGCAAAGGTTAAAATGCTCATAGCAAATAAAAATTAAAATAAAAATAAAAATCGCCCTGACCTGTTAGCGCAAGTCAGAGCGGAAACCACCACACGGAGGGTGCAGTGATACTACTAAAAGCAATGATATTGTACCACAATCCCCTGAAATTTTCAAGCATTGAATATCAGGGGATTTTTGCACCCTTTTTAAAGCAAAAGGAGTGTATTACATTGTGAAAAAACGAAAAGACGGTCGCTATCAGAAGAACATCTATATCGGTCGGGATGAAAACGGTAAACGAAAGTACAAATCCGTATGCGGCACATCACGAAAAGAGGTTGAAACGCTTGCCGCCGAATTAAAACAAAAACTCGGCAAAGGCATAGACATCTCTTCCGATGATACATACGGCTGTTGGAAAAAACGCTGGCTGTCAGTTCAGAGGTCACTGCAAACACCGCAACAATACAAAACGCTTGAACGGTATCTCAAACATTTTGCAGAACTTGAGCATTGTAAAATCAACAAGCTGACAATTGCCGATTTTCAGGAAATCGTGTTTGACTTAGCCGCTAAGAACCCTACAACAGGCAAACCAACAGCGAAAAAGTCGCTGAAAGAGTTCATCGCAACTGCAAGCCGAGTGTTTGAGTACGCTATTGAAAACCGAGCTATCGACTTCAACCCACTGAAATATGTCAAAATATCTAAGAATGCGGCAAAAAAGAAAGAGCGCAGAGCTTTGTCACCCGAAGAGCAAAAGCTAATAATCAACACTCCGCACAGAGGAAGATTGCCGGCAATGATTATGTTGCTTGCAGGACTACGAAGAGGTGAATGCCTCGGCTTGCAATGGGCAGATATTGACTTGAAACGCAACAAAATAAATGTTCATCAGACTTTGGTTCTTGACGGAAACAATTCTTACATAAAAGCAGGAGCGAAAACAGAAGCAGGTGTCCGCAAGGTTGATATTCCGACCGTTCTGTCAGACTATCTGAAAAGCCTTGCACCCCACTCCCCATTTGATTATGTAGTCACAACCACCAAAGGCAAACTTATGACAAATTCAGCGTGGCGGAGATTGTGGGAGAGTTACATCAATTGCCTAAACCTCGAAGCATTCAATTCACAGCAAGGCAAAATTGTCGGCATTGCTCCACGCAGTAAATACTGCCCCGACGGTATTCCGCAGGTCATAGAACCGTTTACAGCTCATTGCCTTAGACATACCCACGCAACAAATCTTTTCTATTCGGGCTATGATATTCTCTACATTCAACACCAGTTAGGGCATACCAAACCCGAAACCACCTTGAACATTTACACGCATTTAATGCAAGATGATACTGAAGCACCTGCGAAAAAACTTGATGATTTTCTCAATCGTAAAATAAGCTAAAAAATAAATGCAAGGCAAATGTTAGGCAACCAAACTTGAAAAGTCCGATAAACACTAAGTTTTTCACACATTTATTAGGTGGTTTGGGACCAAGATGCCGCAGGTTCAAGTCCTGTCACCTCGACCAAAAAAGGTGGTTTTTTAACCGCCTTTTATTTTTTGCCAAAATTACTTAAAATGCCTTAAAAGTGGCTTAAACAC